AATTGATTCATTTGCGGGTGCGCCCGCCGCTTACAAGTATGATTTGCGCGACCAATCATCTTTTGAGCAATCATTCGTTGGTTCAGTAGATAACGGAACCATCTATATGGAGCAGACCTTGAACTTGACCTTTACCAAATTGGATAAGGCCTCTAACAAGGAGTTGAAGTTGATGGCCTATGGCCGCCCTCACGTTATCGTTGAAGACCAAAACGGAAACTTGTTCGTTATGGGCTTGGTCAACGGTGCAGAGGTAACTGCGGGAACCATCGTAACGGGTGCTGCTATGGGTGATATGAGCGGATATACCTTAACTTTGTCGGGCAAGGAGAAGGTACCCGCAAACTTCATTGCTTCTGCTGCTACGCCAGCCGCTGCCTTGACTGCTGCGGGAGTTGCCGTTAGCGCAACGCAAATCAATCCTTAATAGTGTGTTGAACGGAGGGGGGCTTATGCCCCCTTCTAACACTTTAGACAAATGCAAAATATCCTAAACAAACTACATAAGTTCACCTCTGCTCAAGAACCGATGAAGGTGGAATTGGCTTTAACTGACAATCTTGCTTCTTACGCAAAAGGAGTATCTAAATATAAAAGTGAAGGTGATGGCCTTATTAAAAGAGCAGAACGCTTAATGTCCGAGTTGAAAGAAACTAAATCTGCTCTTTACAAATGGGCAGAAGTAGGTGATAGTATTGCAGACGATGTTGCTTCTGATTTAGTTAAGTTTGAAAAGGCGTGTAAAGAATTAGGTATTGACCCAAATTCAAATGCCGACTTCAAGGCTGCAAATGCTGCTTTTCAAGAATATGCCAAATTGTCCAAAGAGTATATTGCTATCGCCAAAAAGTAATATAATCTCAAGCAAACAGTCAAGAGGCCACCTTCGGGTGAATTAGAAACTATCAAGCAAGGATTGAAAATCAAATTCTAATAAGCATATTGATAATGAAACCCATCCAGCGAATCTTTAATATCCTCGCTTCTCAAGAGCCTCGTAAGGTGGAGTTGAGTATTATTGGTGACATTCAGACATTGATTGGTAAATGGAGCGCAGTTCGTTCTAAAACAACTCAAACGATTGACCAATATGAAGCCTCATTAGAAAGAGCAGCATCCTTACTTAAAGAAGTTGTTGCATCTCGTGAGTTCTTAATGGATATGTATGTTCGTGGAGAGAGCGAGATTCTTTTAGGTAAAATCCGTTCAGAAGCAAAGAATTTAGGAATTGACCCAAGTGAAATAAAAGAATACAAGGAGTTGATTGATATTCAAAAAGATGCTGACCGTGTTCGCTCTTATATTGATGACCTTGATACTGATGTAAATCAAATTTAAAATGAAACAAGAACAATCCGTATACAACAAACTACATAAGTTCTCCGCTAAAGAGGTTGAACTTTCCGCACAAGAGCCGATGAAAGTGGAGTTAAATGCCTTGAGTGACATTAAGGGCTATCAATCAACAATCCAAACTGCTCGTGATAAGGCAAGTAATCAGTTGAACGCTGCTATTGATGCTATTTCTGCTGCTAAAAAGGTTGCGGACAAGGCAGTTGCTGATGCTCGTAAGGCTCAAGCAATGGCTAAAGAACTTGGTGTTGACGAGGGTCAATTTAATGGTTGGGAAAAACAATTTGTTTCAAACCGTGATACATTTGAATCTGCTATTTCAGCAATTCAGCGTATTCAAAACAATATCTAATAAAATCACATTAGATGCAAGAGGCCACCTTCGGGTGGCTTTCTTTTTGGAATAAACTTTCACTTTGGAGTTATTTAGGTACGATGCACATTTTACAACCCGTATCTACCGCACAAACCATTACTATCATTCCGAGAGACTATGTATTCTCATCGGAAGATTTGGATTTGTACTTTGCGCGTGTCTTGCTTGATGGAGGCATATTAGAAGCCGAGTCTTGTGTACGCCAAGCTCTAAACGACTTGGATGGTGTCAATTTGTACCTCACAAACGAGAATACCAACACTACGGCAACCATCAACCCAAGTATCACCGAATCTAACGGCTATATGAGCCTCTCTGCGGAGTTTACTCTGGTTAGCGGTACATTCTATGGCTTGAAGATTTTTAAAGGCTCTAATCTAATTTATCGGGATAGGGTTTTTGTAACTTCACAAACGGAATTTGACAAGTACACAGTCAACCAAAGTGTCTACACGGAGGAAACCTCCTACAACAACGAATTTATCGTATTATGAGCAACATCCGATTTGTAAACCTATCCTCATACACCACCCCCGTTGTCAAGGAGCAACGAGGCAAGGAATGGGTTTCCTATGGCGATAGCAACAACTACTTCCAATACCTCATTGATAGGTACAATGGTAGCGCAACGAATAACGCCATTATTAACGGCATTAGCGAACTTATCTACGGAAAAGGGTTGGATGCTACCGATAGCAACCGAAAGCCCGACCAATACGCTAAAATGAAGTCCTTGTTCAGCAAGGATTGTATGCGTAAGGTCACCTCTGACTTCAAGATGATGGGTCAATGCGCCTTCCAAGTCATCTACTCCAAAGACCACCAACAAATCACAGAGGTATATCATATGCCCGTTGAGTCATTACGAGCAGAGAAGTGCAACGATGAGGGTGATATTGAGGCATATTACTACGCAAAGGATTGGGGAGCGGTAGAGGGTAAGAAAGAGACTCCAATTCGGATTCCCGCTTTTGGCTTTTCCAACGAAGGGATTGAGATTCTCTACATCCGTCCCTATCGTGCGGGATTCTATTACTACTCACCCGTTGACTATCAAGGAGGATTGCCCTATGCGGAGCTTGAAGAGGAAGTAGCAAACTACCACCTCAACAACATCAAGAACGGAATGAGTCCTTCAATGCTCATCAACTTCAATAACGGAGTCCCAACGGAGGAAGAGCGTTACTTGATTGAGAGCCGTATCGGGGAGAAGTTTAGCGGAACGAGCAATGCGGGTAAATTCATCCTTGCTTTCAATGACAATAAGGAGATGGCTGCGGACATTACGCCCGTACAACTCTCTGATGCCTCCGACCAATACCAATTCTTGGCTGATGAGGCGATGCGTAAGTTGATGGTCTCTCACCGCGTTACCTCTCCGATGCTTTTGGGTATCAAAGACCAAAGCGGATTGGGAAACAACGCAGAGGAATTGAAAACCGCCTCTACCTTGTTTGACAATACTGTCATCCGTCCTATGCAAGAGACCATTTTGGATGGGGTGGACAAGATTCTTGCTTACAACGATATCTCTTTGAATCTATACTTCAAGACCCTACAACCATTAGAGTTCCAAGAGGGTGTGGTCGTAGACCAAGAGACGATGGAAGAAGAAACGGGAATCAAACTATCCAAACAAGAACCCAACGATGACCACCTTGATAGTATGTTCAATCTTTTGGACGAGATGGGCGAGGTCATCAACGAGGATGAATGGGAATTGGTAGAGGAATCCCCCGTAGACTACGAAGCGGAAGACGCTATGGAGCGTATGACCAAGTTCGCCTCTACTGGAACGGCATTCCCTAACGCCAAGAGTAAGCAAGATGGCGTAACTCCCGAAGGTCGCATCTACAAGGTGCGTTATGGCTACGCCCCCGAAAAAGCGGGAAGCAACTCAAGAGAGTTCTGCAAGAAGATGATAGGCGCAAAGAAGGTCTACCGAAAGGAAGACATCCTTGAGATGGGCAATCGTTCCGTAAATGCGGGATTCGGCCCTCAAGGAGCAGACACCTACGACATTTGGCTCTACAAAGGAGGAGCGCGTTGCCATCATTTTTGGATGCGCAAGGTATTTATGGCTAAAGAGGGAGCAGTAGGCGTAGATGCCAAGAACCCCAATGCCGAGATTAGCGTAAACAAAGCCAAGAGAGAGGGTGCAGAGTTGGAGGTCAACGACAAGAAGGTCGCTACTCGCCCCGTAGATATGCCCAATGAAGGATTCTTAAACCCCCGTAACTAATGGCAACGGCTTTATTCATTAAACGAGAGGATATTGTACGCAATACCGCATTGGGTGGTAATGTGGATACTGACAAGTTCATTCAGTTCATCAAGATTGCCCAACAAATCCATATCCAAAACTACTTGGGTACGAAGCTCTACGACAAGATTTCTGCGGATATCCTTGCGGGAACGCTTTCGGGCAACTACTTGTCATTGGTCAACGACTATGTTCAGCCGATGCTGATTCATTTCGCTATGATGGAGTATCTTCCCTTTGCAGCGTATACGATTGCCAACGGAGGAGTGTTCAAACACAATAGCGAGAACTCTACGAGCGTAGAGAAAGGAGAGGTTGACTACTTGGTTGAGAAATCAAGAAAGACGGCTGAATACTATGTTCAGCGATTTGTGGACTTTATGTCATTTCATCAAAGTGATTACCCCGAATACAACACAAATGTTAATGAAGACATCTACCCCGATAGGGATGTACAAAGAAGTGGCTGGGTCTTATAAGAGAACTTACAAACCGAAGATGCAAAATATCCGTAAACTAAAGTTATTTCTAAAGGAAGAAGCAAAAGATGAGTAATCTAATAAGTTGGGGAGATGTGTATTGTAGCAGTTGGTGGGGAGACACCGATAGA